TGTAAACCAAAACCAGGACTATCCTGATAGTGGTAGGTGGAAATAACTTCCTGTCACCTTGAAGGACGGTCACTACACCTTAATAAGGTGTCTGTAGGCGGGGTCGGCTATCGACCTCGACTACATCTCTCGGAATTAGCAAATTCGAGGGAGGAACCTCCAGAAGCGCGCCTGCTACCACAGACTCGACAATGTCCAGCATGTGGTCGTAGGAGAGAGGAATTTCCTCTCCTTCTGGTACCTGACGTTCAATGAGTTCATTGAAACGTCTAACCCGCGTGCTCCAACTAAAGTTGGAGTAGGCAGCCGAAAAGCTCGGTTCATAACCGTGCTTTACGGACATATCAGGGAACAAAAGATCCCTGAATATGTATGGTCTCTCGATCATATTAATGGCATCGTTGATCGAGATGAAGCCCTGCGTTGATGCAGCGTAGAACTTCTTCCGGGCGGTCCAGGATTTGAACTCGTCCGGGGAGACTTCAATCAAGGATTGAATCTCATCGACGTTGATCGCGTGCGTTAATGCCGTGTTCGACAAGAACTCGCGTACTTGATCTTGGATCAAGTCAGCGTCTATTCCCCGGAGCCGTGAATTCGAAGCAAGGCTCGAAATCACTCTCCGTTCCAAATGGGAAGACTTTCCCGATAGTGTTTTCTCTATCAGTGAAAGATGTGCGGCAGGAAGCTCAAGGAGCATTTCATGCAGCTGATCGCGGCTAAGGTGCCATGCTGGCGCCTGCAAGCCCCCCAGTGATACTGGGAGATATGCATGTACGGATCTCGGCATTAAGCTCGAGAATCTGTCCATAAACCTCCACGAGGCGCGCTCTTTTAGCACGTCGAGTGGCGGTGGCATCCAGGCCAGTACCTTGCTGATCTGATGCGCCTTTCCAATACCTGGATTGGGCTCATCCTTTCCCTCATGTTCTTTTGAACAAGGTGAGAGTAGTCTGAGTTTCAAGGCATCAACATGGATATGAATGTCATATCCGAGTTGCCAGAGGAACTTTTTCAGAAAAAGTCCTCTACTGGAGTACCCTCTGATGAAGAAGTTTTCTTCACAGTAGGTGCCTCCGATCTTCGAAACGAAGTTCTGAGGCCAGGATACGCTCATGCCGTTCAATGAATGGGCCAGAGTGATACCCTGAAGGTAACTCCTCGGACCTAATGCAGCGTGGTCATCACCACTGCATGCGAAGTGTCTCCACCAAGCGCTTGGGATATTTCTCATACGTTTGGCGCGACAGAGAAGCTCTGAATCGCTGAGCACTTCGTCGGTCCGATATCTAAGGAAAGATTCCAGCTCTGCACAAAGGTTGTGCATAGTCAGGACAGCTTTGGTCCCAGGATCACCCATGAGGACTCCTCTGGTTGTGGTCCAGACACTACTCCCCGCGACGACTCGGCGCGGCGAGCAAAGCAGTTCCCTAGATAGACGGTGATATGCAAGATTTTCTTGTAATCCTGCGCACAGGCCTCCAAGCATTGCTTTGGAGTACTCATGTACGCAAAAATCCGTCGCAGTCGATAGGTCAGACGATAATATCTCTAGATCTATCTCTTCACTCTCTGGGTGTCCCTGACAGTGAAGTGCCTTAACATACTCATAACCCTGAGCGGCTCGGGTAAGACCCGATCTTGCAGAAGGATGAGTACGCAACCAACCTGTTAGGTGGTGGCTAAAAGGCTGGAGGAAGATTGTAATACAAGCTTCCGCCACGGTTATGACCCGGGACTTTGCTCCCGGCTCTCCGATAGACGATCTCCTAACAAGAGGATGGATACCGGATCTTATCCGGAGACTATCTGGATCGTGCTTGTTCCCGGTTAAGATACCGAGTTCAAGCAGCGTCTCGACTGACCATTGGTGGAGCTGATAGCCAGTGGCATCGTCGAGACCATATATAGGATCTTCGTATTTGAA